AAGGTCATTGTACCTAAGACGGTGGTCTTTCCTCCCAGTTAATTGACAATATGTTTTATAAACATTTGTAGGAGCAAGATCGCTCATAAGAATGCTAGCGCATTCGGGAGCAAGCACAAAGGTGCTATGTTTTACTACGTCAAACGGAACTCCCTTAGGTTGGTTCTTATAAACAGTACAATCAAATTCTATACGCCTTAAATAGGCCATGGGATCTTCTATTTCCATATAATGATTAGTAAAATTACCGGTGGCTATAACAAAAGGACTATTGAAATATTTCTTCCCTTTGTCACCGAAAGCCATGTTTAAGGGATACGGCTCTTCAGCTACACATTTGAAAAAATGGTCTGCCCATTCGTGTTTGTATAAAGGATCTTTAGTGGTGAGATACTCATTGAAACAATAAAAAAATTGGTCCATATAACCATCATCGAACTCTGATTTCTTACCAACGCAAGAGACGGACAATGAAGTTGGGTTCTGGGCGTGCATGGCAAATATAGGTAAATGCTTACCGTGCGTGTGTACTGCTAAGAACTTGTGAATTACCATAGGTATCTCTGATATCAATTTTTCTTGACATCTAGTTTTTCCAACCCCTGATTTTCCTCTAAGACATATAGCGGTAGTTTTCATGCGAGAAACGCCTTTGAAGGTAGAAGACCAAGGATTGGCCCTTTCTTTGGTAACGGCATACATTCTACCAATACCAGCAGAGTCCGTCGAACCAGCCATTTCCAGGGCCATAGGATAATACTTGTTAAGATCGAGCATTGCCATGGCCACTTTTTGTTGCAATTCATAAGGAGGGTTAGACATACCGTCCATCTGGTCCATCGTTTCATTAATGGTTTTAACGGCAGTGGTAAAGGCATCAGTGACTTCATATTCGACAAAGAAGTTCTTACCTGTGATGGACCAATAAAGCCAATTGAAACTTTTCTTGGAATATTCATAAGCCTTGAAACGCTGGAGGTACCCAAACGTAGATAGGTACTTATTGAAGCGAGTATGGGCCTGATCAAATCCAGTTATTTCGAAATCGCCTAACCATTTCAACATGGTTTTCATTCCAAATAAACCAACTGCACTTTCGATACAGCTTACCTCATCATCACCAGATTGAGGTGCGAAATCACCGGGCATAGGGAAAAGCCCAGCTATCTCGTCCATTTTACTTTCAACCTCACGCGCATTCTCAGCTTTCGCCTCATTAATCAAGTTCTCAAGTATGGGGTCTGGTTTTTCTTCTGTCCCAGTAAAATATCTGCCAAGCTTACTTATAAACTCAACTATCTGAGCCCAAAAATTTTTAAAATGTACGCATATGGCTTTAATAGCATTTTGTATGGTGCTAGACCATATGGCCCAAGAATCCTTAACACCTTCATAAATCTTGCAAGCCCATTTGTAGAGGGTTTTAATCCAAGCAAGAAAGGCAGCTTTAATAGCTTTTCCAGCTTCAACAGTGGTAGCAATAGCATCAATTTCTTCAGGATTCTCGCGAATGGTTTTAATCAGGTCAGCTATGGCCCCGAAACCTATTTGGGGGTTGAACTT